CAAGTCTCGGCTGCTTTTAATCTAGGGTTTACGTTTGACTTTTATGGTCAAGAATTTACCCAAGGTCGTATGGCCACGAACGGTTGTTTACATTTCAAAACCTCAGGAGCTTACTGTAATGATTTTACACCTGACCCATTAGTTTCTCAATATACTTATACCTTACTCCCTTTTTGGACTGACCTCATACGTGACAGCGGTTCTAGTATGTTAGCTAAAAGTTTTAGCGACAAAACAGTATTCGGTTGGTATGACATGAGAGAGTATAACCGAGCATCAGATAACAGTTTTGAGGTAATACTTTGGGCTAACGATAGTTTTGAGTTTAGATACGGTGCGTTAGATATAATTAATCACGATGTATTAATAGGAGAGGTAGGCAGTGGTAGTAAAGAAGTCTATCAGTATTATTACCACGATGAATGTAATACAGGCTCAACTAACTCAAGCTCTTGTGTCAACACAGACTGGAACAATACAGACAAGAATCAAAATTTAGAAAACGGTGGTTCTTTGTATGGTTCTGGTAGTTATGTAGATTGTGGCGACCCTCTTAACGATACTAGTTGTACAGGCTACTGGGAAGCGTATGACGATCAACAATGCGACCAAGATCCACAGTATGCACCTTTTTGTAGGGGTTATAATCAACAAGACTCTGTAGCTTATTTTGAAGAACCAGAAGATTATGGATATCAAGAAGAAGATATGTGGTATGACGAAGAGTATGACGAATGGTTAGATCCTAATGATCCTTGTTATGAAAACAGGTGTGCTGGGTTTACTGACGCAGATTGGTATGAGTTAGACGTAGAACAGTTTGGGCAAGAACAAGTAGATGAATGGATAGGTTCAGAAGTAGGTTTTAATGACGACGGAATGATTGAATGGGACAGTACCCCAGTAAATTCATACGAAGATATAGATGTAATGATGGACGTTTGGGATATAGAGCAGGAGCAACATCGTCAAGAAGAGCATATGCTTGAAGAGTTTTTATTTCAAGAAAGTTTTCTTGTAGAAGACTACCGTGAACCAGAAACTTTTATAGAATTTGAAACAATTGAAGAACTAGAGGAATGGTTTGATGAAGAGACTAATGAAAATGTTGAAGAACGAATTGAAGAAGAACTTGCTGATCTGGACGAACCAGAGGAAGAGTTTATAGAAGAGATATTTGAAGAAGAAGTAGTAGAAGAAGTATTTGAAGCTATAGAGGAAAGGATAGCCGAAGCTGAAATAGAAGAAGAACGATTAGAAAGAGAAGAAGTTATTGAAGAGTTTGAAGAAGTTTTTGAAGAAGAGTTTCAAACTGCAGAAAGAGAAGAGGCTACAGGTAAAAGTTCTATTAGTAGAGAAATAGCTCTTCAAATAGTTTCTTCAACTATAAGCACAGCAAAGAAAAGTATTAGTGGCACTAATTCAGGTAGCTCGGTGCACGCAACAGGAACTAGTGTAGCCTCAGGTAGTTCAAGTAGTTCTTCTAATTCTGGGTTCAGTACAAGTAGCTCTCCTAGTATTTCTGATCAATTTGCTTCTGCTTCTGTGCAAACTAATGAGACACTGTCCATGAGCATAGATTCAAGTAGTTCTGTTGGTAGTACTGGGGATATTTCTACAGCCACTACCTTTGAAACTACTACAGAAACAGTAGTTGCAGACGTTCAAGTACAAAATGTTCAAGGAGAAATAGATACAGCTGTATCGGATATGTCGACTACTTCAGACGCAGACCAAATAGCAGACCAAATAATAGCAGCAAACATTAAAGAACAACAAGAAGAAATTGAACAAGAACAAGAAGATACAGGTCAATATGGAGATGAATCTACTTTAGTAGCATTGATTGGTTACGTTCCTGCTTTTGATCAGTACCGAACAACTTTTGTACCAGATCAAAAAAAGTGGTACTCAGAGAGAGTAATATATACTACAATATTAACTGACAACACACAAGCATTTTATGGACTGGCAGGGCAAAACATAAGAACTCTCAGTAAAATGAAAGAAATGCAACCAGCTTTATAGGAGAACACCATGAATTGGTTTGAAAACAAAACAACACAACTTATAGCTTTAGTGGGAATAGTTACTACTCTTGCTGGGTTTGGCTATCAAGGGGCTCAGTATGTTAACCGTCTAGATAACCTAGAAGCTCAAATAGGGGGCATAGGAGACACAGAACAAGCGCAGAAACTTATAGAGGAACGCTTTGCTTCTATTGAAACTTCAGTTAAGTTTTTAGAAAAAGAAATAGACAGCATAGAAGTAACAGATGTCACTGAAATTAAAACAGACATAGCAACTATTAAAGCCGACCTACAAAGTTTAGACAAAGATATTAAAAAGTTAGAAAATGTAAACCCATTAGCAGGATAAAAATATGAAATTTGGTTTAATAAAAAATATGGTTGGGGCGTTAGCTCCTACTCTTGGTTCAGCTTTAGGCGGACCATTGGGCGGTCAAGCAGCATCTGTTATAGCTGGGGTACTTGGTTGTCAATCAGATCCTAAGTCTATTAACAAAGCAATCCAAGCAGCAACCCCAGAACAAATGTTAGAACTTAAAAAAGCTGAACAAGATTTTGAATTACACATGAAAGAACTTGAAGTAGATGTATTTAAGCTAGAGGTTCAAGACAAACAAGATGCACGTGGTAAGTTTAGTAAAGACTGGACGGCACGTATCATGGGTATCGCTGTAGTCGGTGGGTTTATGGGTTACATATTTTTAGTTACTCTTCAACCGCCTGAACAAAACAGTGAGGCTCTTATCAATTTAGTTCTAGGTTACTTAGGAGGTTTAGCTAGTGCTGTTATCTCTTTTTATTTTGGTGCTTCAAATACTCCTGATAAAGATGAGTAATAGAAAAACAGCTTCAGATGTACACTCAGACCTTCGTGCCCACGAAGCAAAATGTGAGGAAAGATGGAAGACAATATTTTCAGAAACAGCAGACATAAAAAAAGAAATGAGCGATCTAAACGGTACATTAAAAATGGCAATGTTTGGAACATTTGGTTTTATGTCAACGCTTTTAATAGCTTTTTTAACAGGGGTAGTAGCGATCTAATGCATATTTCAGATGAAGGTTTTCAACTTATCAAAGATTTTGAAGGCTGTGAGCTTGAAGCATATAAATGTGCGGCAGGTGTATGGACTATTGGGTACGGTCATACTAAAGATGTACAAGAAGGTGATAAGTGGGATAAAGAAAAAGCAGAGTTTATGCTTTGGCATGAGTTAGAAGATGAATATGAACAATACGTTAATGACCTAGTTACAGTTCCTATGAACCAGTGTCAATTTGATGCTTTAGTTTCTTGGGTTTACAACTTAGGTCCAGCAAATTTGAAAAAATCTAGTATGCTTAGAGTCTTGAATGAAGGTAAGTACGATGAAGTTCCAGCACAAATGAAAAGATGGAACAAAGCTGGTGGGAAAGTCTTGGATGGATTAATTAGAAGGAGACAAGCAGAAGCGGAAATGTTTGAGGGTAGTAATGCCACTTAATAAATTTGTTTTTCGTCCTGGAGTTTTTAAAGAAGGCACCGACTACGATAATGAAGGTGGATGGTTTGATGCTAACTTAGTTAGATTTAAAGCAGGAAGAGCACAAAAAATAGGTGGATGGCGTAAGGACAACTCTAACAGTTTTTTAGGTACGTGTAGAGCTTTACATGCTTGGCTTACTTTAGCAGGCACAAAACTTCTAGGGTTAGGAACAACTAAAAAATATTACATAGAAGAAGGCACAACGTTCGCGGATATCACACCTATACGATTAACTACTAGTGCTGGTGATGTAACTTTTGCTAAAGTAGGTAATGGAGATGCTACACTAACTGTTAGTGACACAGGACACGGAGCAGTAGCTGGAGATTTTGTTACTTACACAGGTGCAGCTAGTTTAGGTGGAAATATTCTTGCTGCTGTATTAAATCAAGAATACGAAATAGCTACTATTGTTAATGCTAACTCTTATACTATAGAAGCCAAAGATACAAGTGGCGACCCAGTTTTGGCAGCAGCAGGAGACAGTGGTAATGGTGGTGGTAGCACAGTAGGGGCATACCAAGTTAATATAGGTTTAGATGTTTTTGTAGCTTCTACAGGTTGGGGTGTGGGTCTTTGGGGAGCAGGAACATGGGGAAGTTCTACTGCTCTTACGCTAGGTAACCAGTTAAGGCTCTGGTCACATGATAATTTTGGCGAAGACTTACTTGTTAACCCACGTGGTGGAGGAGTTTACTATTGGGACGCGACTAACGGTCTAACTACAAGAGCTTACGATTTATCCATACAAAGTGGAGCAGATTTAGTTCCTACTGTAGGACTACAAGTTCTTGTTAGTGAAACGGATAGACATGTTATAGTTTTAGGGGCTGATCCTATATCAGGGGGTTCTAGAACAGGCGAGGTTGACCCAATGCTCGTAGCTTTTAGTGACCAAGAAAATCCACTTGATTTTGACCCTAGTAATACAAACACAGCAGGCAGTTTAAGACTTTCTGAAGGTAGCCAAATTATCGGAGGTGTAAAAGCTAGACAAGAAGTATTAATTTGGACTGACACAGCTTTGTATTCTATGCAGTTTATTGGACCACCGTTTACATTTGGCATAAACCTAATAAATGAAAGCACTGGGCTTGTAAGTCCGAAAGGTGCGATTAGTAGTTCTAGTGGTGTTTACTGGATGGGGTTTGATAGTTTTTATGTATATAACGGATCGGTGCAAAAACTACCTTGTAGTGTTCTTAGTTATGTATTTGATGATTTTAATGCAGGTCAAGGTTTTAAAGTTTTTGCTTTTAATAATAGTGAATTCAATGAAGTAGGTTGGTTTTATCCTTCGGCTAGTTCTGATGATATTGACCGTTATGTAGTTTACAACTACGCAGAGAAAGTCTGGACTATAGGTCAATTAAATAGAACAGCATGGTTAGACTCTGGGGTAGAAAATTATCCTAGAGCTGTTACAGGCAGTTACCTATACGAACAAGAGTTTGGTTATGATAATGACGGTAGCCCTATGACAAATGTATTTATAGAAAGTAGTGATTTTGACATAGGCGACGGAGAAAGTTTTGCTTTCATTAATAGAATTATTCCTGATATTAAATTCTTAAGTAACAGCAGTGAGGGTAAAGTTAATATGGTGTTAAAAACTAGAAATTATCCAGGAGATACATTAACTACAGCAAGCACTAGTCAAATTGCTGCCAGTACTTCAAAAGCAGATATACGAGCAAGAGCTAGACAAGTAACATTAAGGTTAGAGTCTGATGATGATTCTACTAATACTGGTAATGATAATGTAGGTTGGCGTTTAGGTGCAACAAGAATGGATGTAAAATCTGATGGACGTAGATGAGCAAGTTATTACCCACACGCTTACCTATCAGCCTGTCTCCTCAAGTAGAATCTGAAACATATAACAGACTAGT